TAATTACCAAGAATAATATTCACTGATATAGACAGGCTTGGCTGACTTCCCTAGAGGACTATATCTTTCAACTAGGAGATTAAGATGGCGAATACAACTTTTTCAGGTCCAGTCCGTTCAGAAAACGGATTTGAGACTGTTTCAAAAAACACAACTACTGGTGCAATTACAATTACTAGTGGAAACAAAATGGCAAGTGAAGCTGCTGGAGGTGCTGGTATTGAAGGCACAGCAGCCACTTATATAACACAAGTTGAAAGACTCAAAAGTGATACATCTACAAATGTAAACATAGTTAAAACCACAATAATGATAGATTTAACAGGATTAAATTCTGGTGGAACTGCTGGTGACATTATCGGTAAAGATGGTTCAGGTGTAGCATACATAGGTCAAATAACAACAGCAAACCAAGGTACAGTTTTTGGTGTAACTATGGAATGTTTTGAAACACCTACTACTGGTGAAACAGACATTGATTTATATGTTGCAACTGAAGCTACTGGTGTTGAAGACACAGCTATTGGTGACTTAACAGAAAATCAATTAGTAAATGGTGGAACACAGGCAGTGGGGGGTAGAGCTACTAACGTAACTACTTTACCTACTACAGCAGATCAATATTTATACTTAGTTGGTCAAGGAACAACTGCTGGTACTTATGATGCAGGTAAACTTTTGATAACAATAATTGGTTTTGACGCAGCTAGTTAATAGGAGATTATTATGAACTCAGATATAGGAGCATTAACTTTAACTAGCACTGGTTCAATTCAGTCTGGTAGAACAAGATTGCTATCTATTTATTATGTTGGTCATGCATCAGCTGGAAGTTTAACTTTTAAAGATGGTGGAGGTAGTGGCACACAAAAATTAGT